ACTAGTTGGTGTGCTAGTTAAAGTTTGAGTAGGCGTACTTGTTGGTGTACTTGTTGGCGTCTTTGTTGGTGTTACCGTAGGTGTTAATGTAGGTGTAGGTGTAGGTGTTCTTGTTTGTGCAACATACACTTCACCACATTCAACAACTGGTGTGTTATCACAATCCTCAATACCCATTTCTCTAGGGAAATAGTTTGTGTTAGAACCATTTACATATAATTGTTCTAAATCAAAGTTTAATGAAACAAATTTATTTTGTGTGAATGATAATAAGATTTGTTTGTTATTGTCACCATTAAAAAGAACCACATCACCTGTACCGTTCCAGTTCAAGTGATAGAATATACTTCTTGAGCAATAATCTAATTCAACAGTTTCAACTTCAATTGGGAAACCAAGCTGATCTAATAACATATCCCCAGCGTATCCGTCATAATATGATGCATTAACATCACAACAAGGTTCTTCTGGTGGTGTTTCTTTTAATAATAAATCTTCTGGAAACGCACTTGTGAAATTACCATCACGCAAAATTCTTAATTCTGTTGTTGGTAAAACTTCAAATTGGTTGTTAATTAAATGCTTCTTAACTGAACCCAAACAATCTTTATTTGTTATTTGAATTAGTTTATATGTAAAACTAAATGAGTATCCATTTGTTGCTGCGTTTCTAAAATCTGTTGTGGCAAATGGGCATGGATTAAAATCTGCGGATAATATATAATCACCGGGTCTTATATTTTCTATTTCAGTTTTAATCAAGGTACCAGCGGTAATCGCAGCGTCAACTGCTGATTTATCTGAAACATTTATCAAACCAGTTGCACCTGATAACACAATTGACCCGTGCTTAATACCATAATTAAATGTTTCGCGATATTGAACTTTTGGTTGTATTGTGTAACCAGTGTAGTTGTCACAAAAAGTAACACCTGACATTGTTGATAAAACTAAAGCGTCTTTTGTACCAATTAACTCAAAGAATTGTGTATGTGATCTACCATATCCTAGTGGATATGGATCGTGCTCTACTTTAAGTTGTAGACCTTCAATTTTTATTTTTTGTTCGCAGTTTGCTGCGTCTGTAAATAATAATTCAATTGGATTACCATCAATATCCCCATCTTCGTAAACGTCTGGTATGATAAACATACATGGCTCACCAATAATTTGTTGAATTTCTAAACCACTAATATTCTCGTTGAAATTCTCGGCATTTTCTCCGCAATCATAAAATATGTTAACCGGCCAAGAAGTTACATCGTCTTGATTTCTAGTGGCTCCGCTAATTGTAATGTAAACATCACTTTTAAGTCGACAATCTTCGGTACCTTCTTCATATATGTCGCAAGGTGTTGAAACATAAACTTGCATGCATGGTGGCTCTTCATATAAAAATTCTGAAGAGAAGAAGAAATCAATTTGTTTTGTACAAACACCATCAGCGTTTTTTTGTGAAAAGAATTTAACTTTTTCAATACCGTCAGTGTCAACAAAAAACTCATGAGATAATATTGGTAAATCAACATTACATGTTGCTCCTGATGTAATTGCACTATATGGTATATAATCAGTTATACATCCTGCACTATCTCTTGTGTGTGTTGTATTAATCTGGTCAATTAAATCTGATAAAGCATTTTTCCAAGAAACTTTTATGGTCGAAATATCTAAACCAATCCATTCTTTAAAGTCACAAATAAGTGGAGCATAAGATGTTCCAGACACAAATGAAGTGCAACCAGTTTTTGGTGTGAATTGATCAAATAGTGTGGTACCGGTTAAATTAACTTTAGTGTCTCCAGTATATTCTACTCCGTCAACGTCAACAATTAAATGGTATGTTACCCCCGTAAGTTTTAATAAACCTCTTAAATTTGATTCAGTACCGATTAAAGTTTCTAAATCCTCTTCAATAGCTGTTTCAAATTCAGGATATAAATTATCAACAAACTCTGTTGGGGTACATGGTTTAACGTATTGATATTTTGGTCTACCGAAAACATTATTCTCTGTTAAGTTACCACCTAACCATAAAGTTGTTGCTGGAATAATTTGATTTAAGATGTTAGGCCAATAAGGACCCATCTTGTCAACAAATTCATAAACACTAACAAAATCGTATGATGTAAAACCAGAATGTGAAATGTATTCACGATAGATTTCTTCTAATGCGATGTAATTCTTTTTGTATTTTATTACATGAGAATTTCTAATATGATTTTTTAATACGTTATCAAGATACTCAGCAAAACTAATCTCGGTTTGAACATCTAGTGTGCCAAAAGATAATGTTAAGTTTTGTGATTTTCTCCAAATATCATAATCAATTGCTTTTGAAGATGATACGAAAACGTTTATATTTTTTCTATTTAATATTAAATTAGTTGCATCTAAATCGTCGACTATTTGTCCTTTAACATTATCAATACTACTTCTTAATTCATAACCGTAATCTAATCCTGGTAATGTTCTATAATAATTGTAGAAGTCCTCACCATATGTGAATTCTCTAGATTTGGTTTTTAATGTTTTAGTTCTACCTGTTGTAATTGAATTAGCTTCATCTAAAACATCATATGATCTATGGTCTAATGTTTCCTCATACCAACCAGAACCCATTTGGAAGAACACGTTCTCATCATTTGTTGTTGGTGATATTGGTAACCCAGTATTTTCATCAACAGGGAAATCGGTTCTAGAACTAAATGATGTTGATGCCGTTTCTTCAACAATGTCATATGTGTAACCAGTAGTGTTAAAGGTTAACGTTTTATTGACTTTGTTGCCTTGCATAACATCAAAGATATCTTGCTCAATTGTTGAACTAGGTAAACTTGATTCAACGTTATAAACGAACTCATCAATTTTTACCATTTGTGGTGGTGCACCTATAAACCTTAAAAAGAAATCTAAACTACTTCTAGTACCTTTAGATTTATAGATATGTGCTAGGTTAACAACAATTCTTCTATAAAATTCAAGTTCTGCTTCAACTAAGTTTTTACCTATTGAAACCCCGTCGTATGTTTGAATTGAAGCGTTATATATTTGATCTTGTAATGTTTTCTCATCAAACATATTAATTGTATTAAAACCTAACGTGTTTGCTAAGTTTTTTAAGAATACATCTGGTATGTTATTGATGGTATCATAACTAACATTACGCATGTATGCAATGTTGTCAATATATTTTTTAACCTTATCAAAATTTTGACCATATAATTGGAAAATTTTATTGGTTTTTTGGTCATCTGTATCAAATTCAAATAATTGTGGTGATGATAGAAATCTAATTATTAAATCAGATTTGTACTCATCTACCTCAATCGCAATTGAGTTAACAGTGTCAATATAGTTTTGGTATTCTAAACCAACAATTCTAATATTCCAACCGTCTTTAGATACTGGCCAATTAACTTCAACTGGAATAATTTCGGTTTTTGTTCCGCCGGAAGTATCTCTAGGTATTTGAAACGTTGTCTTATATATTGGTAGTGTTTCTCTATTTAAAATTGTTTGTTCTAAATCGTCTAACCCTATATAAAACTCTTCGACAACGCCATTATTTGGGCGAATTAAATATGAACTTGTATATGTTGAACCAGTAAATGGCTTACCAATAACTTCGAACCCAACAACATTATTAACATCTGGCTCCGTATATTTTGTTACAGTATAAGTTGTGTTGTTAACATCAACGGCATATTTTTTATATGCTGAATATAAATTTCTTATACTATTTGTTGTTTCTCCAGTAACAACAACTGTCGGTTCAACTAAAACAACATCTAATGGATTATACATTAATGATGTTTGTAATGTAAACGTAGTTCTATTTGTAATTATATTGTAAACAATATTTTCAGCGGTGTTTTTGTTAACACCAACAGGTGATGTACTATCTGCTAAAAGTGCTGCTGGGAAATTATTAATAATCCTAGCTGTTGAAACTCTAAATCTTTCTCTTAATGAACCATATAATGATTTTCCGGCATCTGCTTTAGAATCATTAAATTTGATTGGTCTTTTTTCACCTGTTGACTGTGTAACAGTTGTTGGTGATTCTGTTTCAATTTTTAAATCTTCTAATGTTAAAAAATCCGAAAACGGCGCAGTTTTAAACGATTTTGAATCTTTTTCTGGTATGATTTTATCTAAAGCAAAATTGGTATTGGTCAATTGACTAGTTCCATCGGTAATTTGACTACCGATAATACTGTCGGAAAATGTTTGATTTCCGCTCGTTGCTTGACTTGGTACCTTATATTTTGCCATTATTCTGTAATATCATCAAAGTTTAAAGATTCATCAATAGTTGTTCTCTCTTCACGAACTTCATATAATGTTTCATTAAATTCGTCTTTAACTTCGTAAAGATTAAATTGTTTGTATATATTATTTTCTTTATTGTATATGCTGTATATACCACTATTAATTGCTTTAGTTTGATTACCATAAAGAGCAAGTGCTAATGTCGATGCATCATGTTCAACCATTTCAACCTCAATTGTTGTTGGGTTAAAGTATGTATTTGTAATGATTATTTCTTGGTTTGGCTGACCAATAAAAGGTATTGTATTCGGTCTGTTTGCTGGAGACGATGATGGTGTCACCGTCAAAAACATTAAATTACTAGCAGAATCAATGTATCTATAACGAATCGCTTTTTGTGACGAGTTTGTTAAATTAGATGTGATTGGCTCACAATAAAATGAAGAAGTCACTATTCGGTAAAAATTAGGAACTTTTTTGTGATTAGCATCTAGATATTCAATTCTGTGACCAATTAGACCTTGAGGTGTGAACTTGTTTCTATCCTCTGTTTCAATATTACCTAAATCTACAATAATACCTCTAACTGATGGTAATGACGCTAAAACCCCACAATCAGCTATTAATGTTCTAATTTGTTTAGGTCTAATATGTAATGTATATATTCCAATATCTGTGAA